ATTACGCAAAGAAGGTTCTGTTTGGATTGGCAAAGCAAAGATTCTTGAAACCCCTATGGGTAACATTGCAAGAAATCTTATCGAGGGTGGTGCTCAATTAGGAGTTTCATCTAGAGGTATGGGTTCTCTAAAATGTATCAATGGTATTAACATTGTTCAAGATGACTTTCATCTAGCCACAGCGGCAGATATCGTAGCAGACCCTTCTGCACCTGGTGCTTTTGTTCAAGGTATCATGGAAGGCAAAGAATGGATGATGGTAGATGGTCGTTGGACTGAAGTAGAACAAACTCAAGCTATTCGTGCAATGAAAAAAGCGACTGGTAGAGAGATTGAAGAAGTAAGTCTACGCATATTCGAAACATTCCTTAAAAAACTTTAATTATAAATATCCATACTAAATCAAGGAGATTTTAAAAATGTCAAAATTCAATTTGTCAGAAGCCGCTAAAAATATTTTAGAAGGCGCAAAAGAGAACTTAGATGCAAGCGTTGCTTCTAAGCGTGGTTCAGGCGACAAAGGCGGAAAACTTTCTGGCGAAGTTGCTTATGGCACTAAAGAAGTTGGTGGTATCACTAGCGACAAAGGTGTAGAAGCAACTAAAGGTGTACCAACAGCAACACCACCTGGAGCAACTCCACCAGTAGGTTCAGAACCAATGAAAAAATTGGCTTCTCAACCTGGTCAATCAGCTGGTCGTGCAGACTTAGGTGGCGACAAAGATGCCGTTACTCAAAACGATCCATCTTATGTTGACCGCAAAGGTAGCGCAACACCAAAACAAACAATGGCCAAGAATCCTGGTGCAACACTACAGAATTATGGCGAAGAATCTGAAGAAGATGCTGATTCTGTTATTGAAGAAGAAAACGAAAAAACAGAAAAAGAATCTGCTGCTATGGAACGTAAAGAAGCCAGACAAGCAAAAATGAAAATGAAAATGAAAGAAGATATTGATGCACTTCTTTCTGGTGAAAATCTTTCAGAAGAATTTGCTACTAAAGCAACAACAATTTTTGAAGCTGCCGTTACAACACGTGTAGAAGAAATTGTTGAAGAAATGGAAAACGAATTGGTCGAACAATTCCAAGTTGCCGTTGATGAAATCAAAGAAGACTTGGCAGCTAAAGTTGATGACTACCTAACTTACATGGTTGAAGAATGGGTTAAAGATAACCAAATTGCAATCGAAAAAGGTCTACGTGCTGAAGTGGTAGAAGACTTTATTGGTGGTCTACACAAGTTGTTTGCAGAACACTACATCGACATTCCAGAAGAAAAAGTTGACGTTGTTGAAGAATTGTCTGCCAAAGTGGACGAACTTGAAGAACAATACAACGCACAAGTTAGAGCTTCAATTGAATTGAAGAAAGAACTTAACGAACACAAAAAAATTGAGGCCGTACATACAGTTTGTGAAGGCCTAACTCAAACTCAAGTAGAAAAAATGAAATCACTCGCAGAGAGTATTGAATACACTACTGAGACTGAATTTGCTAGTAAATTAGAAACACTCAAGGAATCATATTTCAAGAGTGGAGTAAAAGTTGCTGGTAATTCTGCATTAGATGACGAAGTTCATATCGAAGAAGAAATTAAGAAATCAGCTGGTTCTTCTGACGCTTTGATTGAACAATACGCTAAGACAATTTCTCAGACATTGGTAAAATAATTTTTTATAAATAAATTACCGAAATAAGATACTCATAAGGAGAAACCATAATGTATCTAACAGAAGACTTACAAAAGAAATGGGCACCAGTTTTGGATCATCCAGAACTAGAATCCATTAAAGACCCATACAAGCGTGCAGTTACTGCCCTTGTTTTGGAAAACCAACAACGTGAAATGGCTGAAAGCTCACGCCAGTTGAACGAAGTTTCAGCAACTGGTCCTACAAACGTAGCAGGTGGTGTGTCTAACTTTGACCCTATCTTGATTTCGTTAGTTCGCCGTTCACTACCAAACTTGATTGCTTATGATGTTGCTGGCGTTCAGCCAATGACAGGACCAACAGGTTTGATTTTTGCAATGCGTGCTCGTTACGCTAACCAGTCTGGTTCTGAAGCTTTCTTCAATGAAGCCAACACAGTATTCTCTGGTGGTAACTCTGCTGCAAACCCATACGGTTTCCAAGGTACAACTACAACTGATACAGGTACTAACCCAATCAGTAACTTGGCTAACAACCAGTACACAACTGGTATTGGTGTTCCAACAGTTAACGCTGAATTCTTAGGCGCTGCTGACTACGGTACAGGTGCTAACGTATTTCAACAAATGGCATTCAGCATTGAGAAAGTTACTGTAACTGCTCAATCACGTGCGTTGAAGGCAGAATACTCACTAGAACTTGCACAAGACTTGAAAGCAATCCACGGTCTTGATGCAGAAACAGAATTGTCTAACATTCTGTCTACTGAGATTCTTTCTGAAATCAACCGTGAAGTTATCCGTACAATCTATGCAACTGCCGTAACAGGTGCTCAGTATGGTACAACAACTGCTGGTTACTTTGACTTAGATACTGACTCTAACGGTCGTTGGTCTGTAGAGCGTTTCAAAGGTTTGATTTTCCAAATCGAACGTGATGCTAACGTTATTGCAAAACAAACTCGTAGAGGTAAAGGTAACGTGTTGATTGTTTCTTCAGACGTTGCTTCTGCTATGGCAATGGCTGGTGTTCTTTCTTACACACCTGCACTATCTGCTGACCTACAAGTTGATGACACAGGCAATACATTTGCTGGTCTATTACACGGTCGTATTAAAGTTTACATCGACCCATATTTTGGTGGATACACATCTAACCAAGAATTGGTAACAGTTGGTTATAAGGGTTCTTCTCCTTATGATGCAGGTTTGTTCTACTGCCCATACGTTCCTCTACAAATGGTTCGTGCAGTTGACCAGTTCACATTCCAACCAAAAATTGGATTCAAGACTCGTTATGGCATGGTTGCAAACCCATTCTCACAAGGTATTACACCTTCAAATGGTCAGTTGACACCACGTTCAAACGTTTACTACCGTATTTTCGGTGTAAAGAACTTGATGTAATCATCCCTCGGGATGGGAAGTCACCGACAAGAGTGACATTTAAAGACCACCTTCGGGTGGTCTTTTTTTTGGCTCCTAAATACTACAGAGGAGAATTAAATGACGGCTATTACAAGAGCACCACAGAATACCAATTATCTACAACCAACCAAGTTCTTGTTGGTGTTTAATCGTGCGCCAACAACACAATACTTCTGTCAAAGTGTTAATCTTCCTGGTGTATCTGTCGATCCTATTACACGTTCGACACCAACTTTGGAAACAACTTATCCAAGTAATAAGATTAACTATGAAGATTTGCAGATTACCTTCACTATTGATGAAGCAATGGAAAGTTGGAAACAAATGTATGATTGGTTCCGTACTATGGCATATCACGACCAAAAAATTAAAAAAGATTTGGTGGAACAATTTGGCGGTAAAATAGCATCTGATGGAATATTAACTGTATTATCATCTTTAAACAATCCACTAATTCGTATCCAATTTGCAGACATGTATCCAGTTTCTTTATCTGATATACAGTTTGACACCAAAACTTCTGCTGATGAGATTCTAACGGCATCTGTTACTTTTAAATATACACACTTTGATATATTACCACTAAACGCTTGACATTTATTATATTATATGATATGATGGTATTTTTACCAACCACTTTATTATGGAAAATTTAGAACAAGTACTTAAACATTGGCAACAAGATACTGAGATTGACCAGACAGAACCTGGCAAAGAATTGTTGAAGATTCCAACTCTACACAATAAGTATCTTTCGATCCTAACCAAACACAAGATTGCTTCCAAGAAGGCACACTTTGACTATCTACGTATGCGTAAGGTCAAGTGGGAATACTTTACGGGTAAAATGTCTCAAGAAGAACTTGCAGAATATGGTTGGGAACCTTTTCAATTTACACTCAAAGCCGACATTACTACATATTTGGAAGCAGACAATGACTTGATTAAGTTATTGGAAAAGAAAGTGTATCATGAGGAAGTGGTGTCTGTTATTGAATCGATTATGAATGAATTGAAACAAAGAACATGGCAACTGCGTGACTTTATATCGTGGGAAAAATTCGTTGGCGGACAATAACGTTATATCCAAAGTAAATGAAGTCTTTGCAAAGATTACGTGTGAACGGCATATTGCAAAAGAACTTTCAGAATACTTTACCTTCTTTGTACCAGGACACCAGTTTGTTCCTGCCTTCCGTAACAAGATTTGGGACGGTCGGATAAGACTATTCAATCTACAGACTAATCAGATATACCTTGGTCTTCTTCCATACGTGGAAGACTTCTTCCGTGAACGTGAGTACACATTTGAATATGATGACACTAGGGCGGATATAGAAGATGACTTCTCAATTTATTTGGCTAAGAAGTTTGTAGAGGAGTTGTATTTACATTCACGTGGTCAACCGGTTGATGTTAGAGACTACCAACTAGATGCATTTATACATGCAATGCAAAGACGCAGAGCTTTGTTATTATCTCCAACGGCATCTGGTAAGTCACTAATCATTTATTTAATTTGTAGGCAATTACTTGACTATCAAGGCCTCAGAGGTTTAATTATTGTTCCAACAACATCTTTGGTTGAACAATTATATGGAGATTTTGGTGACTATGCAAGTGAAACTGGTTTCAAGAACTACATGCACGTACATCGAATCTATCAAGGTCAAGAAAAACATACAAAAAAAGCAATTACTATCTCTACGTGGCAGTCTCTGTATAACATGCCAAAAGAATACTTTGAACAATTTGATTATGTAATTGGTGATGAGGCACATCTATTCAAAGCACAATCACTCACAACTATACTAACATCATGTGTTAATGCCAAATATCGTATTGGCCTAACTGGCACATTAGATGGTACTAAGACACATAAATTGGTGTTAGAAGGTCTATTTGGTAAGGTTAAACAAGTAACCACAACTAGAGAGTTAATTGATAACCAACAAGTTTCAGATTTTGAAATTAAATGTTTAGTTCTTAAATACAATGATGACTTATGCCAACAATTAAAAGATAAAACATATCAAGAAGAAATAGAGTTTTTAATTTCAAACGAAGCTCGAAATAAGTTTATAAGAAATCTTACTATTTCATTAGGTACAAATACATTAGTTTTGTATCAAATGGTTGAAAAACATGGCAAAATACTGTATAATATGATTAAGGACAAAGCTATTGACCGCAAAGTGTTTTTTGTTTCTGGTGATACAGATACAAATGACCGTGAGGAAATTAGACGAATAATGGAGGAAGAAAATGATGCTATTGTTGTGGCTTCTTTTGGGACTTTTTCTACTGGAATTAACATTAGGAATTTGCATAACATTATATTTGCGTCACCATCTAAATCAAGAGTGCGAAATTTGCA